GCATTAAACCATCGTTCATTATGGTGCCATTTAATTTTATCATACTTTGGTTTTAAAGCGTGACCAATAACACGTGGGAATTCATACATAATATTACCATAAAAATCGCGCCAATATAGTTGTCTAATAAAAGCAGTATTAGATTTAAAAGTGTGATATACTTCCCTAATACTGACGTTTCCGAATTTTATAAAAGCTGACAAATGTGAAGTAGGTTTATCTAATTCATTACGAGATGACGAATAATTTTTTATATTTTTAGCAGCAATTCGCATTTGTTTCAAAGCATTCACTCTACCACCTTTAACGAGTATATCTGGATTAATTTTAGTAAATCGTGACATCGCTTGTTCTAATGATATTTTGTTAGGTATATTGGTATCTCTACTTTTGAAATTCAAATGCTTTCTTTTGAGTGGAATTTGGATTTTTATCTTTTTGGCAGTATCATAATAAGGAGTGAATTTTTGGTAAGGTTCTCCTGACCCATTTAAAACAGATCCAGGTGTATTTAAATAATAATCATGATCTAATTTAACAAATATATTCATTTTTTGACATAAATTAATAATTTTATTATCTCTCTCCCTACTATAAGGTGTAATATCTAAATTAAACGCAACAATATTAATATCCCAAGCTTTAATACAATCGGCTATAACTTTTTCATTATGTCCGTAAAAAGTATGAAGATGTCCGCCTTCCTTTTTTATATCAGATGCCAAATCTTCTAAGGATTCAATCATAAATTGTACGGAATTATCAGATTTGTATTTATTGGCTGAACCAACTTGTTCAGGAGTAAAAATAAAAATTGTATAAATATTGTTACATAGTTCAGAGAGAGAATTTAAACCATTGTTATCGACAATTCTTAAATCACGTCTAAATATAAATAATCCATTTTCTAATTTATTTGACATATATAGATATGTTAGATAAATTAAACTGAATAAACCAAAGGTCACTGAATAAACCAAAGGTCAAAAGGTCAAATTCTAGACCCACCAGCTACGACCTAAAACCTGTAATTTGGAGCCTTTTTTATATATATCCATTTCTCTTATTTCATATAAATTCTCAAACCATTCATTAATTAATAAACGTAATTTAAGGTCACTATTATAAATTTTACAAACTTCTAATGTTCTATTTAATTCTAAATCATACGTATCTTGTATTTTTTTACGAATTTTGATCATTGAATCAACTAATTTATTTAAGCCAGTGCTACCTTCGGTTAAAACTTGGTCACATGCTTTAATATCAGGTCTTAGTCCAGCTTTAAATAAAATTTCCGAACCCCATGCTACACCAATTCCTGATATTTTAGTTTGGTCTAAAATTAAAGCAGCTAGTTTCTTTTTAGATTTAATCCATTTATTTATTTCTTTTTCCAATTCTTCCTTACTGGCTGTCATCCAATCTAAACCTAATTCTTTTATAGTTTCTCTATAATCATCATCATATTTTATTATGTCTCCATTTATCCAGCCTAAATCAATTTTAACTAATTCGTTATATGAGCTGACATTTGCTTTGCCATTTAATCCAAATGACCAATTTTCTTTAATATCTTGAATTATTAAATGTTTTCCATAAGAAATAGTTTTTTCATAATTATAAAATTTATTAATAACTTTACTTAGCATCCAAACTTCTGGACCTTCTGGCATATAATATAATATAAAAAATCGTTTAATATGATATATGACAATTATATAAAGATAATAGTATAACAAAAATATGAGATTTATTAGAAGTATAATACAAAAATGGGTGAAGAATGAGAAAAAAGTATTAGGTAGATGGAATATCGAATATTGTGATAAAAAAATGAATAATAAAATAGATTTATCAAATGAAGATCATTGTGGACCATGTGGTCAATATATATTACATAAAAATAAACATAAATCGTTAAATGATGATAATAAACCGTCAAAACATAAAAATTAACGGTCAGTTAATTGCTTAAGACCAGACCAAAAATTCGCATCATTTTTTTTAGCTTTTTCAGATTGTTGAGCATAATAAAATGCTAATGCTGCTGATTCTTCATTTCTCTGTCTATCTTGACTTAATAATTGGTGCATGGCATCTTCTTTAGAAAGTGGTGTAATATCAACAGTATCTCTATGTCGTTTATAATCATTTATATTTTTAAATTTCTGAACTCTATTAAAATCTTCTTCTGTAACAGGAATAACAGATTCGACATACGCTTGTCTTAAATCAGTGTATCCACTGCCTCCACTAAATAAAGAACCAGACGTAAAATTGCTGTCATATTCCATAAGAGCAGAACCACCTGCGGACGACGACAAAAAAGCGTCTCCTACCCCTTTATATGGTGTTAAAGATTGAATTACTTTTTTTCTTTTTTCAATTTCGTTTCCCATTGTATCTTTATTAATATTTTGAGGTGTAAATATAATATCTTCATCAGATTTAAGCCAGTTACCATATCCGTGTTCTACAGGGTCTTCTAACCGATGTTTTTCGAATTGATCATTAAACCATTTATTAAAATTGTTTGATTCTTTTAGATCTTTTTTTTTGTCAAACATTTTATCTAAAACTTGATAATTTTGAGAATCGGTATATTCGTCATATGAAGTTGTATTTTTTTTGGAATTAGTTTTATTTTGAAATTCATAAATGTCTTGTAGACGTTTATAAGCTTTATTAAAAAATACAAAATATTTATTATCGAGTCGTGATTTATCAGGATGAGTTTTTAATACAATTTTTTTAGCCTCTTTTAAATTGTCTTCTGTTAAAATGGCGTTTGATCTGAAACCGAATAATTTATAAAGGTCTTCTCTTGAATAATTTTCAATATTTAAATCAATCGTTTCATATTGATTAACGTTATAACTAATATTATCTCTCTCAATTTCACGTTGACGATTTTTAAAAGGATCAATATTAGCAAAAGGATCCGCTCTATAATCGTTTCCATTATTTTTAATTTTAATTCCTGTTTTTGTACATTTAGTCATTGAAAAATTAGGTTTATCACTCGTTCTCTTCATTATTAATTAATTATAGTATTATTATTTAAATTGAATTAACCTAAATAATAATTAAAAATTAAAAAACATAATAAATATATTTTATATTATTTTTATAATATGGAAAGAGATATTGATTTTGGTAGTATTTATGCGAAAATGGATAATGTAACAGATGAAAAAGAAACGAAAGAAAATCAGAATAAAAATTTATTACACAAATCAAATGTAAATAATAATGGAAGTACAAATTTATGTTATGAATGTGGAAATTTTTTAGCAAGTTGTTGTTTTTTATTAAGTAAGATCTCCATTTTATAATTTTCTCCATTTTATAGCGTTTAAAACTTCAGCATAAGACCACGTTAAATCATAAGCAGAAATTTGTTGTCCATTGTTTTTATCTATTTGTTCATACATATGAAAATCATAAGATTCAATATAATGTCTAATTCTTAGTAATAATCCATCTCCTTGTGCTTTAAAAAACGTAGCTTGATCATCAGGAATAGTTTGAATGTTAAATGCTTTTGACCATATTGATAAAGTATCTTGTGCTAATCTATAATTAGAGTTGAGTCTATTAGAAATTCTATACATTAAAGAAGCTAATGCTGCGGTAGTTAAAATCCATGGATTTCCGCCAGCATATATATCACCAGGATAACGTCCATATAAAATTCCGTAAAAAGATTTATCTTTCGCATTAATCGGATATTCAGAACTAAATACTTGATTATAATAATAGACAGTAGACGCGACTTCATAAGATAGAGGATCTAAAAAATTGTCGGTTTCATCATAACCATCATTGAGACCAACAATAACAGCACCGTCAACAGGTCTATTATTTGATTCATAAAAATAAAATCCATTCCAATGTGTTGAATAAATTGTTGATTTAATTAAATTAGCTGTATTTAACCAAGTTTTAGCATCATTCGCATAGCCTAATGATGTAGCAAATTTAGACCCCAATGATAAGGCTTTAGCCATGGTGACTCTATTCCAAAAGAAATCAGGATTAACAATTTCTTCCCATAAATCACATGTATTAGAATTATATCCAGATACAATATAATCTAAATTATATTTAATGGTTGGCCAATACTTGGCGACATCATCAGCAGAATTAATTAAAGTGATTGCTTGTAATCCAGGACCATCATTTTGTGGTCTACACCATCCACCAGTATAAGCATCGCCAGATGGAATTTCATATTTAGGTTCAATACGAATATCAATGCCATTAGGGTCTCTTTTACTTTGTACTAATTGTACCCATTTAAGATAATCGTTAGAATATTTTTGTGAAAAAGATTTATTAGTAAATGATTGTAATGTATTCATAGTTAGAGCACCATCTCTCGCCCAGTGATAAAAATAGGAACCTCCTGGTGTATGTAGATCGGGTGCTGCCGCAACTGCTCCTGTTAAGTTAACGTCGATATTATCTAAAAAATAATTAAAAAATTTATCTATTTCGTTTTGTGTAAACGGCATATTCGGATTACTCATATAAGGTGAATAATAATTATTGATATTTTGTTTATTTGGATAGGTACAGTATGCTGAATGGTCATTAGTAGGTTGCCAGCAACAACCTTTATAAATACATTCATTTTGAGTGATACCGAAATATCCGCAGTCACTACGTCCATTTGAACTAGATGTTTCTGGACAAATTAAAGTATAACATAACGCAGGTATAATATTTATAAATGATATAATATTTATAAATGATAAATAAATAATTTTCATTATTATTATACTATATATATTTATTTAAATAATTTACAAATATATATAAAAAAACATAATGAATAATAGAGAATTAATACCAAAATTTAAAAAACTTCCAGATGTATTGATAAATAAAATATTAGATTATACCGATATTATCGTATTCAGATATGGAAAATATATGAATAGAATTAATAAAAATGATATCAGATATATTTTAATAAAAAATATTCCTAGACCAATGAGAGTAGGAGTGAATAAATTTTTATTAAAATTGTTAAACTATAAATATGTTGAATATTATGGTTATTTGATATACTATATTTTAAATGATAATCATATTATAATAGACGTTAAATTTATAATAAGAAAAACAATGTGTTACGAAAAATATTTTGATATTAAATGGAGAAGTAAGTATATTTTTGATAAAAATTCTAGATATTCTAAATTAATTGATTATTCATTATGAATTAAAATGATATAAAAATAAATTATTATATTTTATAAGCAATAAATATAATGATAGATGTATTGAGATACAAATTATTAAATATTTTTAATAATAATAATTGGTATGATAGGGTTTATTTATGTTATGAAAAAATAGAAGATGAAAAACCAAATACATATTTTTCAATTGTAGGTTTTAATTGTTATAAATTTAATTCTTTTGAAAACGCAAACAAAAATTTTAATCTACGGTCAAAATTTAGAAAAAACATAAGACAAACAACAATTCCAATTTGTAAATGGATACCTAATATATTTGATAAATAT